GTCACACATTCACTGCCTGGAAACAGGAAGTGCTAAAAATCGCTGATGAAATTGAGGCACTACAATGACTCAACTTATTGACCCTTCTGATCCACGTTATTTCCGACAAACATCTGACGAACCTTATCTTCGTCACGATTATAAATTAGTAATGAGCAATGGTGATGCCGTTGTCTTTGATAATTATGAAGATGTGCAGCGTAGATGGTTTGAGCGTGGTGGTAATTTTTTAAGTCACGTTGAAGTTCTAGATCACAAAGAACCGAAGAATAAGAAAAAGAAAGGATTTTGATTATGTTATTTGACGAACCACTACTCAATTCACTACAAGGAACTATGGCAACGATTGACCCCTATTCAGTAAAGAAAGAAGCAATTGATGAGTATCTCACTGAAAATCCCGATGAGATTGTGCTGGAAGATGTGAAGATGTTTCACCTGGAAAATATGAACGAACGCAGTCTGTGGGTTGGTGTCTATACTCAAGACGGTAAAACCTATCACTTGAATATTTCTGCGGATGGTGATAAACTGAAGTATTATTGGAGTGATGAAACATCATGAAAGACTGGAAATCCTACTGCGAGACCACATACAATAGTCTTAAAGCCAATTTACATAACTGGGGTAAACCTGAATTTGCTCGCCCCATTACCAGAATCTATTATATTGGCGTCTTCGACACAGGCACCCCCAATCCTACTGGTCTGATCAGCGAAAATGCACTGAAAAACAAAAGTGTAAAGAAAAAGGTCGTACATGACCACTGTTTGTCTCCACAATTCATTTCCCGCATGATTCTGGACAACCCAGACGTGTATTTGACCAGCCTGGACAAGTTTCAGGAAATCTTTTTGCTGTCTTGTCAGACCATCGTGGTGACTGCGGAGGAGAACCTGGAGCTCAGTTATCTGACATCAAATGATGGTGATACCTATGAGGTCAAAGTTCCCACACATCTGAAGTACAATCATCTGGGCATCAAACTTTACAAGAAACCAGAAAATGTGGTGATACCTATGAGGTCAAAGTTCCCACACATCTGAAGTACAATCATCTGGGCATCAAACTTTACAAGAAACCAGAAAATGTGGTGAGATGGAACAAATCAGTTTCTATTGATTCTAACATCCTTGACGTTCCTCAAGAACTGAAAGAATATGAAAAGCAATTTTTAGTAGCATGAGAAAAGGTTTTATTACTGACGATAATTATGCAGCGGTTCCTTATGGTGAAAAGAACCTAATTATAGTATATAATGGTCAGCAGCTAGAAATGGTTTCTACAGTTAGAGAAGCACACAAATATATCAAAAATCATCGTACTCAACCACAATCAGGAACGGTGTTTTTATGACTAGATCATGTGAAGGATGTACAGCTTGTTGTGAAGGTTGGTTGTGGGGATCTGCTCACGGACATAATTTTTTTCCTGGTAGGCCTTGCCATTTCAAATGTGAGACCGGTTGTTCAATTTATGAAAATCGACCAGAAGATCCATGCAAAGTTTTTAACTGTATGTGGTTGACAAATAAGGATATTCCAGAATGGTTAAAACCAAATCTATCAAAAGTTATTATTGTAGAAAGAAATCATGAAAATATTGGATATTATATTCAAGTCACTGAAATGGGAGAAAAAATAGATTCAATTGTTCTGTCATGGTTTTTTCAGTACTATCTGAATACACAAATCAATATGTCAATACAAATTTCTGGTGGTTGGATGCATTATGGAACAAATGAGTTTTTAAAATTTAAGGGAGTTTCATGTTAACATTATACTTTTGGTTAGGGGTATTTTTAATCATCGGATACTTTGTTGTCACGGATAAATCCTTGGCAACTTTTTTAGTATTGACACAGAAAAGAATTGAATTAGAATATGAGAAACTGAAATGGAGAATCATGCAGAGTCCTGATAATCCGATTGTTAAATATATGATATGGAGGAGATCCATCAAACTTGCAGAAGAATTAAGGAAAGAATTGGATGAAAAAAATAGATAGCATCATTGTAGTTGGTGGTGGTACTGCTGGATGTATCGCTGCTCTTATACTTAAAACAAAATTTCCTCAAAAAGAAATTAAGATTGTAGAATCTGCAGATGTTGGTATCGTTGGCGTTGGCGAAAGTTCAACCGAACACTGGGCTGAGTTTTGTAGATTTATTGGATTGAATCAACTTGATGCAGTATTGCACTGCAATGCAACATTTAAGATTGGTGTATATTTTGATAACTGGGCAGAGAATGACTTTATGCACAGTGTTTCTCAACCATTTGGAAAAACAAATGGCGGATATTTTTATAACTATGCCCATGTGATTGCCACAGGTCAGGCACCACAAAAAATGCAAAGTAATGGAACTTGGGAAAATAAAGTATCTTTGAGCAATTTTAACAACTTAAACGATTCACCAACTAATCAGTACCATTTTGATACATTTGCATTGAATACATTTCTACATGAAGAATGTAAGAAAAGAAATATTGAGATCATTATTGATAATTTAACCGGCACAAACTTAGATGAAGAGACTGGAGATATTCGGTCTGTCATATCAAATGAATGGGAACATTCTGCAGATTTCTTTATTGACTGCACTGGTTTTGCAAGACTTCTTTTACAAAAAACATATGGTATTAAATGGAAATCATATGCTCACCATTTCCCATTAAATTCAGCTATTGCATTTCCAACAGATGAAATGGAAGAGTATAACAAATATACTAAATCAACGGCAAGAAAAAATGGATGGTCTTGGACAATTCCAACACAAACAAGAACTGGTAATGGATATGTATATTGTGATGGATTCATTGGAAAAGATGAAGCTCATCAAGAAATGGAAGAAGCATATGGGCAATCTTTAGAAGTCGCAAGATCATTTAAGTTTGATCCTGGTCGTTTAGAAAAAGCATGGCACAAAAACTGTTATAGTGTTGGATTATCTCAAAGTTTTGTTGAACCACTGGAAGCTACATCTATTGGCAGTGTAATTCAACAAATGTTTTGTTTCATGCACTTTTTACCATCGTATGATGAAGAAAGTTGTAATGAACATGTAAATGCAATATTTGATAATATTGCAGATTATGTTCAAGCACATTATCTTGTAAAGAGAAATGATACACCATTTTGGAAAGAATTAAAATTCAATTTACAATTAACATCAAATCTTCAAAATTATCTTGATAAGTGGCAAAATAGAATGCCATTACCATCAGATATTAATTGTCCATGGGGAATGTTTAATTCGATAAATTACATACCAATTCTTTATGGATTAGGTTGGTTTAATCAAGATAAAATTAAATCTGAATATGATGAATATAATTTATATGAATCGTCTCAAAAAGAAATGGATGATTTTAACAATCTCGAATCAAATATGTTTTGGATGGGTCACAAACAATTTATTAAATCTATAAAAAAATATGATAAAGATGGAAAATAAGATAATCATCCTTGAAGATTTTTTTGATGATCCAGATTCCGTAAGAGAATGTGGATTAGATATTCTTGCAAAAACTTATAATAATTTTAGTAATGATGGTAGAAATTTTTATCCAGGTTGTAGAAGTAAATCTCTTGAAATATGTGCTCCACATATTAACAATGAACTTAGAACAAAAGTAGAGTATCATACTGGACGAAAATATTCTCGATTTGATGCATATTTTCATTTAACAACCAGTTTACATGGATGTGGTTTAGTTCATCGAGATGGTAAAAATAAAAGTACAGTTGGTAACAATTATAGGTATTCGGCTGGAGTAGTATATTTGAATAAGATTTCTCCTAAAGATTCGGGAACAAAAATTGTAACTGAAAAACCAGGATTTGATAATTTGCCCGAAGAAGTTAAACAAAAATTCTATGAAATTTATAGTGATAAATTTTACCAGGCATCAGTTGCAAAAAACTATAATTTTCTGAAAGAATATCTTGAAGAGAAAAAGAATATTGTAAATTGTCAATTTGAAGACAGCATTGTTATTCAATCACAGTATAATAGATTAATAACTTATCATGCAGATTTTCTTCACACTCCAGGGAATTACTTTGGAATGAACTTATATAATTCAAGACTGACTATAGCATTTTTTACAAATCTGTAGTATGATATGTGTATTGATGTCATTCAATTATGTACGAAGACCTAACCTATTTTGAAAAAACACTTGCACGATTCGGTGATCGTGTGGAGTTGATTGTAGGACTTGAACTGGGTGATAAACTCAGTAAAGATCAAACCTACGAACAGATCAAAGAACTTTACAAAGACCTTAAGAAAATTTACAAGAAACATGACTGACTTTGATTATAAAAAATATTCTCTTGAAAATCTAGAGAATTGGTTGCATGATGCTTTGTCCGGTGCAGAGGCATCTCCACATGAAATCTACTCTACAATCCGTAAAGTTGTACAAGATGAGTACAACTATCATAAGGAACAATCTCAAAGATGTTTTGGATTGTTAGAACTGATGAGTGGCCATCGTCCAGTTGCTCTTAGTGCAACTGGCGAAACATTTGTATGTGATAAAGATGATCAGTCTCCTGAATGTAAAGGTGCCTGGACTTCATTTTGGGAAGGTGATAAGGTTAAAACATGGAGACTTCCCGTTGAAGAATGTAAAGATGCTGATACTGACGAAATAGAGTATTTTATTACCTTTCCAGATGACTTACTAGATGCAGCAAACATTTCTGAGGGTGATCAACTTGAATGGATAGATAATAACGACGGTTCGTTTACATTAAAGAAAGTAACGCTATGAAAAAACAGTTATATGAAGTTGGAGCTCCTGAATCTCCACATACCATTTGGACACTTCCTGTAGAAGTAGTTAAAAATGATGCTGGCAAGGAAGAGTTTATCATTTCAATTCCAAAAGAGATGAGAGAATACCTTAAATTGAAAAAGAATGATAGTTTGTTTTTTGGAGAGCGTGCAAAAAATTGCTACGAAGTGCGGAAAGCCACAAAAGAAGAATTGAGAATATTTAAGATTGATTTGGGTCAAGAAAATATGAAAAGATATGCAAGAAAGAGGCAATTTACACCATAATTTTGCATAATCCCAAAGAAATTATTAAATTCCTAGATAGTGCAGGATATTCATGTTATGATAGCCCCACATTTGGAGAAACTATGACGCTCGCTAGAACTGGATCGGAGAATCTTAGCACAGAAGAATGGAATGAACTGGTAGCATTAAAAGATGCTATCAGTTATTCTCCACAGACAGTTTCTGCAGAAAAAATGGAAAAGTTTGCTGAACTTATGGTACGTTCTTTAGAAGGTAAGTGTGATCCACCAGCACCAAAGAATTGGCGCGGATTAGCACTGAGCGAGTGACAGTTTGCGGGCTGTCCACTGATCCTCCCATGGCAGTCTGAGCGTTGTATATTGGCCATGTTGAGACAAGCATCACATGGCAACCCGCTCTCGCATCGGTCTAGAACTTAAAGACGGACAGATTGTGTCTGTTTATTGTCATTGGGACGGTTATCCTTCCTTCAATGGTCGCGTTCTTCGCACACATTACAACACTGAAGAACAAGTGCGTGAACTCATCGACGGTGGTGACATTTCCTCACTTCGCACTAATGCTGGTTGGCAGAATGAAACTCTGCCTGTTGTTGGCCCCCTGTATTATTCTACTCGTGGTGAGGATTGCCCTCCTCGTTTAGACAATAACCTAGGTGAGTTTCTTCAGAACAATGAAGAGTTTGGTTACGTCTACACTGCAACCGAAGGTTGGTTGTGCTATGATACTTGTCAGTGGCACGATTCCTACATGGAAGGTGTCGAAATCCCCTCTGGAGCTGCAGCGTGAAGTATTATCTGACCTTTACAATTCTATTCGGTGCAATGCTTGGTTGGCAAGCATTTCTAATCACCCGAGACAACAAAATGTTTAAGTCTTACTATCAAGAAACTCCCAAAGAACAGTATTGTGCTCAACTTAAAGTGTGGCATCCTGATTGTAAAGTAGAATGAATTGACAAAAGACACACAATCAACTAAAATTAAGGAGTAGTTAATCAGAAAAGATGAAATCACTTTACATTGTCGATTATTGGGTTGGGTTTCCTTCTTCAGAATATGGTGGCACAATCAATGTTGTTGCCAAAGATGATAATGAATGTCACGATTTGCTGCTAGAGTGGCGCGATGAGTATGTAGAATCGTTTGATGATCGTATCATGGCAAATGTGGTTAAAGCACCACGATTTTTGATTGTTGGAGAAGAAGAATCTCGTATTGTTGACGCATTTATCACTTGATTATGGCAGTAAAGTTTCCTCACAAAGCACCGCAGAACTATCATTATGAGCAAACATCTTTCAAGCGCAACATTACTGCCATTTGGATATGTGATGATCGCACTTATGACTATAATCTTGGTGAGCCTGTTCGTTGCATCTGGGGATTCTACAACTCCAAAACAAGAAAATACCATTCCCCAATCAATTCATCGACAGTGGGTAGTGTAGTCGATCCAAAGCAAACTACACCCTACTCGGCCATGCAAATCAAAATGAATCCTCTTGAATCTGCGTTCTCATGACTAATCTACATCGCCAAATCCTGGTTGAAATTGAAAATCATTGGAATCATCAAATGTGTTATCTATTTGACAAAGATCGTTTAGATGATGCCGATGCACTATATCTAGAGTTTGTTGTTGATGGTCAAGAGCCTGACGATTGGATGTTTGTGGAGGATCTTGATGCTGTTTGCTGAGGGTGAGACTGTTAAATATAAAGAAATCGTAGGAGTGGTCACATTCACTTGTGATCACTCTCTTTCCATACTTGTAGTTAAAGGCAAACATAGATCACAAGATGTTTGTGTTGTTGTAAATAAATCAGACTTTATGAATATAAGAAAACTCACAGAAAAATGAATACATTTCATCATGCAGTATTTCCATCAATTATCACAGAAATTCAATGTGATTCGTATGATCATATTCGTAAAAAATTAATTGAGTGGATTTATAATTATCAATCTACAACAGATTTAGTATTTCTAACTAATCGTGGTGGTTGGCAATCTCCCGCAGATTTTCATAAACAAGAATCTTTTTTCGACTTTAAGGATTACATTTTAAATAATGTATCCCAGTCATTAATTCATTATAATAGGAAATTTGAGTTAGATAATATGTGGATCAATATCAATAAAAAAGGAAATTATAACACATCACATAATCATCCAGGATGTTATATTTCTGGTGTCTTTTGGGTAAAAATACCAAAAAATTCTGGAAACTTGGTGTTCATGAATCCAAACTCTTTTATGCAAGATAGATTAATTAAAAGTGCTGCAGATTGGGTAAGGAGGGATTATAATTATTCTTACACATTTGAGTTTATTCCACACGAAGGAACAACAGTGATATTTCCCTCGCATCTAAATCATCATGTTGAATCAAATGAATCTGACGAAGATCGCATTTCAATCGCATTTAATTTACAATAGAGCGAGCCACTAATCAAATTGTCCACTATCTTGACCGCTGCACCCAGGCCCATGTATTATGGCCATGTTCCTGAGATTCCTAAAAACTTCGACACCGATCTGTGGTCTGAGATTCAAGACATGCCTGGCGAAATCTTTGACATTGTAGATAACTACGATGACAAGTTTGACTTCAACGAATACCTTAACGCTGATTACGATTATTGATTATGAAATCCTCCGAAGTAATGAAAGAAATGAAAGAGTTGCGTACTGAGTGGCATCGCAACTATTTTCAACTCACAAAAGAACAGCACAAGCGTTATCGTGAACTGTTGAATCTACGTCATGAACGTGTGAAAGAATTGCAAGACTGTGCCAATTCTTAAACTACCACATGGGGTCTTTACAGACCCCTTTTTTAGTGTATGATGGCCACATGAAGAACCTCCATCTCGAACATCCAGAAGATTCTGTGCTGCTCGGTAAGAAATCTGTGCAACAGACTATCAACTATCTGCGTAACTGTAAGGGTTATTGCAGTGTTAAATACGATGGCGCTCCTGCTATTGTATTTGGCACAAATCCTGAGAATGATGAGTTCTTCGTTGGAACAAAAAGTGTATTCAACAAGAAGAAAGTTAAGATCAATTATACACACGCTGACATCGAAAAGAATCACGGCACTAATTCTAAGGTCGCAGCGATTCTTCATACCTGCCTCGCTGAGCTCCCGCACGTTGAGGAGATTTATCAGTGTGATTTTATTGGTTATGGCGGTCAAAGCACTTTTACGCCCAATACTATCACTTATGACTTTGTTTCCACGGATGTACTTCGTGCTTCTGTGGTTGTTGTTCCTCATACACGTTATGTTGGCAGTTCGATCAAAGACTTGGAAGCAAACTTTGTTAAAGACTCCGATAGTGGTTTTCTTAATTCCTTTTCTTCTGTTCATTTTGTAGATTGCACTGCACAATTTACATCACGTCGTCGTCGCGTTGATTATCTTCTCGCTCTCGCAAGTGTGATTAGCAACTTTGTTAAATACCCTATGAAGAAAGAAGCGGAACAACTGAAGATTGCAATTAACAAGTGTATTCGTGAGAATCGCGTAATTGATTGCATCGACGGCAATCTGCTGTGGTTGTTTGAGTTGCTAACTGAAGTGAAACTGTTAATCATGGAGGAAATTGAGATCACTGGTGATCAAGTTGATGCAAAGCTTGATCTTGGTATTGATCACATTTCTGGTCATGAGGGTTATGTTCACTCCAACGATTATGGAACGTTCAAGTTAGTCAATCGTCGCCAATTCTCCTACTACAACTTCACCAAACCCAAATCTTGGTAGTTAAATAGAACAGTTAATATAAAACAATGCAAGACGAGTTCTTTATCACCAATGGTATCAATCATCACCATTGCAGCTCACTTGAAGAAGCATATGAGTTAGGTCAATTCTATGCAACAGAATTGCAAGGGGAAATTACAATTTTTGTCAATAATGTTTTCCATGATAAAATAGCACCACAGCCAAGAGAATGAATCCATTTACTACAACACTAGATCATTTCATTTCTGTGTATGATGTATTTGATAACAATGAAACCAATTTAATTTTATCTGAACTTGATAGAGTAAAATGGGAAACAAATACATTTTACAATCAAACAACTGGTGAAGAATATAGTAATCAGAATGAATCAAAATCTTACATTGGTGCGATTGAATCGCATGAATGGATAATGAATAAGTTTCATGATGTGATTGCCAGTTATATTATAGGTGAACATAATTCTGATTACTTTTCTGGATGGAATGGTGTTAGTTATCCAAAATACCTTCGTTATCATCCTGGCAGCAGTATTATTCAGCATTGTGATCACATTCAGAGTATTTTTGATGGTAACATCAAAGGTATTCCATTTCTGAGTCTTGTTACACTTCTGAATGATGATTTCGTTGGTGGTGATTTTATGATTAGTGATTGCAAAATAGAATTGGCGGCAGGCCAAACAGTATTATTTCCATCTTCGTTTTTGTATCCTCATCATGTTACAACAGTTGTGGAAGGTATAAGAAACTCCATTGCATTGTGGGTGTATTAGTGTGCCACTTGAATAACCTGCACAAGCCCCCTTGTGCTGGGGCTGGATTGATTGTATATTGGCCACATGAGAGAAATCAATTCAATGCAACTCCAAGCACAACAAACCATTGCTGATTCGGTTCTCAAGAATATTCGTCTGCTGATTGAAGCCCTCAAGGACAATTATCGTCAGTATTCGATTCGTTCTCATCAGCGTTCGATTGAGAACTTCAACTATACTTACGACAATACTGATTCTATACAATCACAATATCATCAGGCTAAGATTGAGCAACTGAAGTCTGGTAAGTGTGACATTGATTATACCATTGAGACTGGCAAAAAGTATCACAAAATCATCATGATTGATGGTGGTGGTGGTCGCTCTGTTCATGCTTTCGTTGATAAGCAATCGGGCGAAGTGTATAAGTCTGCTTCTTGGAAAGTTCCTGCCAAAGGTGTTCGTTATGATCTGCGATTGATTGCTGATCGTGAATACCTTCTGGAAAATGCTGACTGGGCAGGTGGTTATCTGTACGCATGATGATTACCTCCGAAAA